TGGGTGAGAGCTATCAACTCACAACTAAGCAAATTCTTACTTAATTTTCTATTACTAGAACCAGCCGTCTGCCAAATGTATCAGGCGCGGGTAACACCTGAGTCCAACCCCTAACCATCCTTAGTAAATTTTTATACCTGACTTTCGCCGTCCAAGCGCCACGAACAGGACAATTTTTTTACGTGACTGCGTTGTATAACATTACCAATTCTTGATATCCGTATATATATTCAGTTACCAATAATACCCAATATCCACTAGAAATTCAAGATTTTCTTGAATAATATATTCTTGGTGTATATAATATATGTAAACAGATAACATTTAAATAGGAATTGAAATGAAGAAAGACGCAAAAGTATGCAAAGCCACTCTTTGCTGCAAAGCAACTGCCGCTCTAAAGAAGGCGGTCGCACAGGATCTAGAGAAGGAAGACAAGCCCCTACAGGAATTAATGGATGACAAAGAACCCCAAGACGAGAAATAGCTTTTTCTGTTGCGCTACAACTACAGACGGCCAAGTTGTCTTGTCTGAGGCAGCCACTCTAAAAGAAGTACCCTGCCCCTTTCAACACATAGCCCACGCACTCGCTGATAGATGTATTCTGTCCAACTTTCAGCCAGATGAACTATTTTTCTATGAACTAATAGAATACAAAGACCCCAAGCGCCAGCCAGACAACGAACTGGAAATTGAGCGCGGCATTGGCTCTATAAAGCTAGAGAACAAGACGGCCACTCTAGACAGGATTACCCCGTTATCTTCTATAGACGGGCCTATAACTAGACATGTGGAATTCTCCAATAATAAAAAACTATTCTTACAAACATATATACCAAAAGACTATAGAGAACTATTCTCTACACCTAATACTATTTTGGCAACGGAAGTCGCCGGTTGCCCCTCTCCCGTGGAGTTACAGGACCACACGCTACTAGGCCGTCTAAATGGTACAATCCAATCCATAGATCAACAAGAGCTGTGGTCTATTCTTTTAAAAAATACCCGCAAACCTGTGGCGGGCATGACCAGATACAACAAGAAAGATAAGTGCTTTGAGGGATACGATGGAAATCAGTGGCGAGCATTAATGTGGGGTGAAAAATGAAAATACCGTCTAACATGACAAAACAAGAGGTTACTGACATTATACAGAAAGTATGTGAGCGCTCTGCTCCCAAGTACACTTTCTATGGCTATGAAGCCAAGGACATGATACAGGAAGCTAATATTATATGTATAGAGGCTCTTGAGCGATATGATGAGAGGCGCCCGCTTGAGAATTTTCTGGCGGCCAATCTTAGCAATAGGCTAAAGAACTTTGTGAGGGACAATCACTTTGTGTCTTGTAGTGATGAGAACAGAGCAAAGGTTTACCAGCCAGCCCAACTAGACAACGATAATAGTATACAACACTGGATTGATATAAGATTACACTGGCTAGATAACATTGATCAAGATGAGATCTTTAAAATAATTGATAAAGACCTACCGGCCAGCATGAGACTTGATTATTTAAAAATGCAAAACGACGTGTATATACCAAAGTCGAGACGCGAGGAAATAGTGGAACAAATACAGGAGATCCTAGAAGAATATGGATACTATGAAGAAGGGCAGGATCTCTAAAAAAGAAGAGTCCTACTTAAAAGAAAATTTAGAGGCTGGATACGAGAAGCTAGCTGGTGAACTCAATAGAGACCCAGACAGTGTTCTTGAATTCATTCGTCGTAAAGTTGCTAGTGGTGATTTCAAAAACCCCTCTTGGCTTGATGCCTTTGACCCTCAAAGACAGGCTGAATACGAGCTTACAATACGTCCATACTGGAATGAACTTAAAAAACAATTTACAGATGAAGAATTACAACTGTTTAAATACCATTGGTCAAGAGTTGTATCTCAGTTCAAAGATGATGTGACCCCCACAGAGGAAATGCAGGTAGTTGATCTGATTAAACTAGAACTACTAATGAATAGATCTCTAGAGGGTAACAAAACAAACATACAGGAAATATCAAGGCTGGAAACACTGCTGGAAGCTGAGAGGATGCTCTCTAAAGAGGCTCAAGATGCCGACCTGATATTCAACATGGAGCGCCAAGTGGCCTCTTACAAAGCCTCTCAGGAGTCTCTAAACAAAGACTACAGAGAACTTCAGACCAAGAAAAACTCTATGCTCAAAGAAATGAAGGCGACTAGGGAGCAGAGAGTAAAGAGACTAGAGGACAGCAAGCATAACTTTACCAGCTGGCTTACTCATCTTGCGACAAATCCAGAGCTAACCAGAGAATACGGTGCTATGATGGAAAAAATGAGATTGTCAATGGAGAAAGAGAAAGAGCGCCTTTCGGTTTTCCATAAATATACAGACGAAAGCGTTGACCAACCATTCTTAACTCCAGACACGGTGAAAGATTGATGAAAAAAATAGGTATAGTTGTAGTTGCTACTAACTCTTACTTTGTACTTGGCATAAAGTTCATCAAGAGGTTTTACCATTTTTACAAAGGTGAAGACCAAGTAACCTTTTTCTTCTTTTCTGACACTGACCCAAAAGGCTATTTACAGGATATCATAGACATAGAATATCACTACGACAGTCATGCCGACTGGGTAGAGGGTACTAATTCAAAGTTTAAGAATATAATGAAGTTAAAAGACAAAGATGTTGATTACCTTTTTTATGTAGACGCAGACACTAGTGTAAATCATAATTTTGACATGTCTAAATTAACAGGTGAATTAGTAGGGGGTGAACATTACGGAAACAGAGACTGGATGAAAGACTCTAAACCATTCGACAGAAATCCCGCATCAAAAGCTTACGTTCCAGAAGATACAGATCTTCCGCAGATGTATTACTATGGCGCTTTCTTTGGTGGCGAAAGGGTTAAGTTCGTAGAGCTGTGTGAATTATTAAGGTCGTGGCAGATAGAAGATAAGAAGATCCCACACGAACCACCGTGGAATGACGAGAGCTATTTAAATAAATATTTTCACTATAACCAGCCACATGTAGTAACGACGGAAAACTTTCCGTTTCTTGTTAGTGACAAGTCGGGCATAGGATATACGAGAAGCATGACACTGGATACATCTTCCGTTAGAGAGCAGTTAAAAAAATATAAAGACAAATTAATTAATATTAGCGGCGATAAGGTTTTTGTCAATGATTAAATTTTCCGATTTGTATATATATTATATAAATTCAGAGCTTCCTGCCTTTAACGGCAAGAGGGCTTTGATGGAAGATAAGTTGACCGAGCTGAAACTACCCTACGAAAGAGTGGGCGTTCCTGCTCAAAAAAACTCTACGGTAAATATAGTTTCCGGTGCACATAGAGATGCCACAATACGTGGATTAGAAAATAACACCCTTCCATTTTTAATATTAGAGGATGACGCTGAACTATCTATTGACTTTCCATTTGACCTAAATGTTTGCCAAGATGCTAAACTCATATACTTGGGATTAAGCTTATATAACGCAGGACAAGGAAAACTTCAACTTAAAACATACAACGATGATTATTACTCAGTAAAAAATTCTTTAGCAGCACATGCGATACTAATACCATCAGAAGATTCTGCTAATTATTATATTGATTTATGTAATAGGTCTATAGAAAAGAATAACTGGCACGACAAAGAGTTGGCGCATGACTCTCAGACAGAATTATTTTTAACACCAAAAAAAGGTCCAATTTTTTACCAAACAGACCCACACACAAAGCCGGTAACAGATATAACTCTAGGAGACTTTATAGTAGATTAATATAATATGTAGAAGTCAGATGCGGTAGCTTCTAGATTCGCGAGAGACCGACGAACACATAAGCACATATAAATATATATATTGTATTTCTTTTAGAAATAAATAAACAATAAGGAATATCAGGAATATGAAAAAAGCAATAATCTTTGGAATCACAGGACAAGACGGTAGCCATTTAGCAGACATCCTTCTGGAGAAAGGCTATAAGGTAACAGGCGTCACTAGAAGAGTCAGTGTAGACACTACTTCAAGAATAAAACATTTATTAGACAATGAAAATCTAAATATTGTAAGCGGAGACATTACAGACGCACATTCAGTAATTAACATTTTAAAAGATAACCAAGATGCCGCAGAGGTATACAACCTTGCTGCGCAAAGCCATGTTGCCGTTTCTTTTAAACAACCAGCTCTTACATGGGACATAACCGGAAAAGGGTGCTTGAATATACTACAAGCCATGACAGACTTAGGGATGCTAAACTCTAAATTTTACCAAGCTAGCAGCAGTGAGATGTATGGTAAAAATTACGATATAGAAGTAGGTATGACATCAGAAAGTAAATACCAAGATGAGAACACTAAATTTATGCCACAAAGCCCTTATGCTATAGCCAAATGTGCCGCCCACTACATGACTAGATTATACAGAGAGGGCTACGGACTACACGCTAGCGCAGGTATTCTGTTTAATCACGAAGGCCCAAGAAGAGGTGAGAATTTCGTAACAAGGAAAATAACAAAGTGGGTTGGAGATTTCATTAAATGGTGTAACACAAATGGTATAATGCCATCAGAATTATCTAGTGATGAAAACGAGGTCTACGTTGCGGGCAGAAAAGATAGGTCACAAGGGCTTCAGTTTCCAAAGCTACGACTTGGAAACCTAGAGGCATTTAGGGATTGGGGTTACGCTGGAGACTACTGTGAGGCTATGTGGTTGATGCTACAACAGGATACTCCAGATGATTATGTAATATGTACAGGTGAAACTCACACTGTTAGCGAATTTTTAAATATTGCCTTCTCCTGTGTAGGTATAAATGAATGGGAAGACTTCGTGGTTGTAGATAAAGAATTCTACAGGCCAGCAGAAGTAGACTACCTTCGCGGAGATTGCTCTAAAGCACAAGAAAAATTAAACTGGAAACCCAAACATTCATTTGAGGATCTTGTAAAAATGATGGTAATGAGCGACCTATCATGACAAAAAGAGACTTTAACGATCCCGTATATAAAAACTGGAGAACACAAGTTTACAAAAGAGATAAATTCTGCTGCCAGATGCCGGGATGTAAAAAGAAAAAACATTTAAACGCCCACCACATTAGAAAATGGGCTAGCGCTTCTACCTTGAGATTTGACGTTGATAATGGAATTACGTTATGTTATTACTGCCACAAAAAAGTTACTGGGCATGAAACATATTATCAATCTTTATTTCAAAGTATAGTGAGAAAAAACAGTGCCTAAGATAAGACCTTTTACAATAATAAAAGACACTAGAGAGCAAAAGGGGTATACGTTTGAAGCCTCTAGAACCAAGTATCACGTCTGTAAAGGAATGGTATCCAGAAAGCTAGACACAGGCGATTACAGCATTGAAGGTCTGGAAGACAAGATTTGTATAGAGAGAAAGGCTAGCGCTGTTGAGCTTGCTAACAATGTTGGTTTCGGCAGCAAAAGATTTATGGCTGAAATAGAGAGAATGAAAGAATTCCCTCACAAATTCCTAATCCTAGAATTCTCATTAGAACAACTGATGGACTTCCCGGAAGGGTCAGACATACCAGATTCAGAAATTAAAAAGTTAAAAATATCTAATAAATACATGCTAAGGTTTTTAATGGAGCTACAGATAAATCATGATGTGCATGTGATTTTTTGTGGGTCTAAAAAGAACGCTAAATGGACTGTACTTAGTATATTAAAGAGAATAAATGAAAAATACAGCTTGGAGTAAACATGACTACAAACAGAGACAGTATAGGAGAAATCCATGCGTATGGAGTCGATGTTAAGAATAGGGAGATTTACATAAATGAATATGATGACTCTGGAGAGTCTGCTGGTGTTGACTACAGGATGGTTCAGAACTTCGTAAAGAATATAAACTTTCTCAGTAATCAAAATAAAGAACCCATAACTATAAATTTACAAACGGTTGGCGGTTGTTGGTATTCCGGAATGGGCATATACGACGCAATAAAATCCTGTAAATGTAAAACAACCATTATAGGTTATTCACAAATATGCTCTATGGGTTCCATTATAATGCAGGCTGGAACAAAAAGGTTGTTATATCCAAACGCCGCATTTATGGTTCACTGGGGAAGCAGCGATATCAGTGGTCATTTTTTATCTTCTCAGAATTTAGCGCACTTTGAAAGACAGCTTGGCGCAGGTATGGTAAACATGTACTCAGAAAAATGCGCAAAAGGTAAATTCTTCAAAGAAAGAGAATACAATATGTCAAAAATAAAGGCTTACATCAAAAGGAAACTGGATAGGGGAGACTGGTACATGACAGCGCAAGAAGCTGTTGATTACGGTTTTGTCGATGGTATATACAAATGAATAAAAATCTAAAAAACATAGATGAAGCTTGGCTAAATCTTGACGATGTAAACAAAGAAGATTTAATTAATCCATTTAAGATGGTGTCTTTTAATGATGAAGATTACCATTTGCGTCTAATATGGTTAATGACTAGACCAGAGTATTTTTCTTTTCTGTGTAAACATGTATTTAATATTAACATTTTACCATCACAGGCTTTATTTCTATGTGAGATGTGGAATAGAAAATTCCCAATGCTTATAGCTAGTCGTGGTTTCGGTAAATCATTTATACTATCGCTATATTCAATGATACGTGCGCTTATACTGCCTGAAAGAAAAGTTGTTGTTGTGGGCGCAGCTTTCCGTCAGTCCAAAGTTTTGTTTGAGTACATGGAAACAATTTGGAACAACGCCCCAATTCTAAGGAGTATGTGCGATGCGAATAGTGGACCACGTAGG